AAAAGACGGAAAGAAAATGCCTCTTGAATGTCTACAATTTGACCGCGAGACTGAGAGCTTTAACTCAAGTATTCGTGATCCTTTCAAGGAAATCGACCCAGATGTATATTCGGAAAAACCACAGTTTGCATACGTATGTAATGTAATTGACCAAAAAGATAATAGAGTAAAGCTACTTGACCTACGTTCTACAATTTATGCGCAGATTGTAGACTATGCTACTAATCCTGAATATGGCTCACCTGCAGATGCAGAAACTGGTTATGTTCTTACTCTGAAGAAAGAAAAGACTGGGCCGCTTCCTCAAAACGTAAAGTATACTGTTATTCCTGCTCGTAGTAGCAAGGCACTAACAAATGATGAACGTTCAATGGAGCTCTATGACCTATCTAAAATCTTTAAGCGTCAAACTTATGACGAGCAAAAGCAGTGGTTGCTAGAAAATACTACTCTGTTTGCTGGAGATGTTAGTGACGAGTTCAAGGCAGGCGAAGGCGTAGACGACCTAGCATGAAGAAACCTCTATCTACACTAAGCGCGGCAGATAGTACAAAAGAAAATACAACTGCACCAAAAACCTTTGGTGCTTTTAAATCAATGGCTAACGGTCAAGCAGTAATTGATTTAGATATCTTACGCAAGTCTAATGTATTTTTTGCTACTCCTTGCTATGGCGGTATGCTAACTGATCAGTTCTTCCTGAGTATGTTTAGAACTTCACAAGCATTTATGCAGCACGGTATTAATTTTAGGATTACTACTCTACGTAATGAAAGCTTAATTACGCGTGCTAGAAATATCTTAACTGCGATGTTCCTAGACAGCGACTGTACTCATCTTATGTTTATTGACTCAGATATTGAGTTTCAACCAGAGGATGTACTTCGAGCACTAGCTTATGATAAACCTATTATGGCAGGAGCTTACCCAAAGAAAGCTTTACCTATACAATATGCAATTAATTTTAAGTTTGTTAATCCTGAAACAAAGCAGATTCGTGTAGAGAATGGAGCGGTTGAGGTACTAGATGCTTCTACTGGGTTCTTCTTAATTAAGAGAGAAACTATTGAGAAGATGGTTAAAGCTCACCCAGAGCTACATTATCGTAATGATTCTAATATAGACCCTAAGTTAAATAAGTATTGCTATGCTTTATTTGATACTATACTGGACCCAGATGATAATAGATATTTATCAGAAGATTATACTTTCTGCCGTCGTTGGCAAAAACTAGGTGGTGAGATTTGGTTAGACCCAAATACCAAGTTAAATCATGTAGGAAGCTACACTTTTGAAGGCGACGTATCTCAGCTGATTAGTAGTAAGTAAAATGACTTTTTTGGTCAAATTATTATTGACATATACTGTATAACTTGCTACCATATAGTATGGTAAAAATAATTGAACAAGATTTTATAAATAAATATAAAGAGTATAATGGCTGTCAAGCGTCACTTGCTAGCCATTATAAATTGTCAGAACGCTCTATAAGAAACTATAAAGCTAAGTTTATAAAACAAACAGCTATAGCTACAGAAAAAGAACTAAAGCAGTTATATGTTATAGAAAAGTTAAGTGTATCATCTATAGCAAGACATTATAAGGTATCTAGAGACACTGTTTATAGGTTACTTGAACAGCATAATATAAGTAGAGACTCTAAATATGATATAGAATCAATACGTAAAGCTTATGTAGAAGAGAATTATAACCTAACACAATTATTAGCTATATCTGGTTTAGTAAATAGACAATCCTTACTAGCTTTATTACAGAAACATAATATAGTAAATCCTATCAAAAGCTCAATAAAAGAATTATATATAGCAGGACTTACAGCTAAAGAGATTTCTCTAGAGCTAGGTATGCTAGAGTCTGATATTGTTTTTAATTTAAAACATCATAGCATTTTTAGAGAAAAGCCGTTAGTAATAGATAAAGATGAGTTATCAGAACTCAGACTAGAAAAAACACTAGATCAGCTAGCTAGCTACTATAATTGTTCTACACGAACTATATCGGCGTGTATTAAAAAGTTTCAGCTAAATCGTAAACAATCTGTTAAATTTATGTTTGATTTGCCTACTATTACTAATCTATATGTAGAGCAAAATCTAACAATGGATGAGATAGCAGATATATATAATTGTAGCAGAACTACTATACAAAAATTTATACGAGATCAGGGTATCGTATCTACTAATAAAGAAAATAGCTATGAGCGTCGTATAAGAGAATTTCTTGAAAGTAATAATATACGTTTTGAGCAGAATAATAGATCAATAATAGCACCAAAAGAAATAGATTTTTACCTACCAGATTTTAAATTAGGAATAGAGCTATGCGGTTTATACTGGCATAGCACTAGGATAAATATTGATAAACTGCATATCAAGAAAAAGCAAGAACTATGTAAAAAAGTAGATGTAAGGCTTATTACTATTTTTGAAGATGAGTTACTAAGTAAGTTTGAGATAGTAATTAATAGGCTTAAGCAACTAGTAGGAATAAATAAATCTTATGGTTATGCTCGTAATTGTAAAATTAAAGAGATAAATAGTAAACAAGGTATTGACTTTTTAAATGCACACCATATACAAGGCTCGGGTAAAAATAATATATATCTTGGTGCTTATTTAAATAATGAGTTAGTATCTGTTATGACTTTCAGTAATCGTAACCCTGCTAAAGGGCATAAAAGTAATATAACAGAGCTTAATAGATTTGTAAACCCTTTTAATATAGTTGGAATCGCTAGTAAGTTATTTAGCTACTACGTTAAGACCTATAACCCAGATAAAATTCTTAGCTACTCTGATAATAGATGGAATACGGGTAATTTATATAATATACTAGGCTTTACTACTATTAGGCATACTCAGTATAACTATTGGTATGTAGTTAAACAGCAAAGAAAACACCGTTATGCTTTTACAAAGCAGCGTTTATTAACTATATTTCCAGAAGAAGATCCTACACAAACTGAGCAACAGATAGCCGAAAATCATAATTTATATAGAATATATGATTGTGGTAGCACTGTTTATGAATGGGTTAAATAATAAATAAAGGGGCAGAAGGATTAACCTTACCGCCCCTTATGAAACTCCGTTTCAATATAGCTCAGTTTATAGAGCAAAATACGCCCACTAACAAAATGCAACTCCGTTGCAGCGCTATAGGGCTAATACACATAAATCAACTACGTTGTAGCGCTATCGAAAAGCTGTGCTCTACTGTGCGTCCGTGTTCGCTCGCTGGTATTCGCTGTATACAGTAATAATAGCACAGAAATTAGAAAGAGTCCAATGGAAAATAATTATACATTTGACACAAAACAGTTTCAACTATTTATAGAATCTAAAATTATTTTTTTACCTAAACGCGCAGATTCTCTTAAGAAAGAGGATTTATTACAAGCTCTAACCCAGTTTGATATACTACCTGCTGTGTATCTAAATCGAAATATTACTTCGTTTAACGTATTACTTAAAAAAATATTTCAATTACATAAACCTACCTCAGTATCTTATCAAAATTATTTATTATTTTTATATAAGCACAAACAATGTAATAAATGTAGATTAATACAATCTCATAATAACTTTTTCTTAGATAACCAACGCTGGGACAAACTAACGTATATATGTAAATTATGTAGTAAACAGTATAGTAAAGCTAATATAGATAACATACGCATAATCAAAAAGAAGTATAAGAACTCTATACTTAATAATACTCCTAAGTGGCTAACAGAGACTATGTTATTCGAAATAGGTTTGTTGTATAAAGAAGCCCAGAGACTAACTAGAGTTATGGGAGAGCAGTATGATGTTGATCATATAGTGCCATTAAAGGGTGATAATGTATGCGGATTACATGTTCCTTGGAATCTACAAATACTAAAACACAGTGAAAATATGAAAAAGAGTAATAAATATGAAAATACTTAGTTCTGGTGATTGGCATGTTAATTTGCATAAGAAAAAAGTACCTTATAAATGGCAAGAAACTAGATTTTTACAATTTTTTAATAAATTAAGAGATTTAGAAAAAATCTGCGATGTACATATTATATCCGGAGATGTCTTTGACGAGGCTCCTAATACTGATGAAACATGCTTAGTATTATCTTATCTAAATACTATATCTATACCCACCATACTTATACCTGGTAATCATAGTAGCACCCAAAAAGGACATTCGTTTTGGGAAGATTTTAAAAGAGATCATTCTATAACTAACGATAAGGTATATTTATCAGTAGAAAATGAACGTATTAACTTATTGGGTCAGTGGTTTCAAACATTTCCTTATGGTCAGGTACAGTTAAAAAATGTTCCAAAATACGTACCTGGAGATATATTAGTAACGCATATACGTGGGGAGGTACCACCACATATTACAGCAGAATTTGATTTTGAGGAATTACGTAGATGGAAACTTATACTTTTATCAGATTTGCATTTTAATCATAAGTATAAAGATTACCCAGCTTACTATCCGGGTTCTCCGTTAAATACAACTTTTGATAGAGATGATAGTCGCAAGTATGGTGTAGATATTATTGAATTTAATTCTATAGATGACTATTCAGTAGACTTCTACAACCTAAACCTTCCTAAGCTAATTCGTCGTACTGTTCCTGTTGGTACAAAAATGGTTGCTGATAGCTATCATCATGTAGTATATGAAGTAACTGGAACTATAGATGAGCTAGCACGTGTAGAAAAGTCAGAGCTGTTAGATAAAAAGATGGTTGATAAGCCTACAGGAGATTCAGTACTTGATCTAAAAGATAAGACATTAATTGAAGAACTGGAAATCTATTTAGACTATATGAAAGTAGCTGAAAAAGATGTTGTATTAACAGAGTTTAAAAAGTTAGGAATACAATGAGCAATATAACATTAAAACAGCTTAGCTTTTCTAACATGTTTAGCTACGGCCCAAGCAATACAATATCTCTTGATAAGAATCGTATTACACAACTTACTGCTGTAAACGGATCAGGTAAGTCGTCTATTGCACTGATTCTGCAAGAACTGCTATACAGCAAGAATATTAAAGGCATTAAAAAAGGCGATATCTTAAATCGCTATATCAAAGACAAGAACTGGCATGGCGTTTTAGATTTTGTAGTAGATAAGGCTGAGTATAGTGTAGTAGTAAAACGATCTGGAGCCTCTACAAAAGTAGAGCTGTATAAAGACGGAACTGATATTTCAGAGCACAAAGTTCTAGATACCTACAAAAAAATACAAGATATTCTTGGACTAGATTTTGAGATTTTCACGCAGATTACTTATCAATCATCTGTTGATTTGTTAGACTTCTTAAAGGCTACAGATACGAATCGTAAAAAGTTTTTGATCAATCTATTTAACCTTGAAAAGTATATTGCTATAGGCGATAAGATTAAAACTCGTACTAGCGAGCTTGATAAAGATATTGTTAAGCTTCAAGGTGAACTTAAATCTGTAGAAGACTTTTTGAACTCTACTAGCATTCCCGAGTATTTATTTGAAAAAGACGCCCCCACAGTTGATAGTTCTCTAGCGGTAAGAATAGCAGAAATAGACAAACAGCTAGAGAATATAAACGATACTTGTAAGCGTATTGATAAGAACAATATGTATATACAAGAACGAGATCGTATTCATTTTGATTTAAGTATTACAGAGCCTGCTCCTTTTGCTTATATGGACGAGTATCAGACACTAAAGCTAGACTTGGTGATGGTAAAGAATGAAATAGCTCGTATCAATAAAGAAATAGCTTCTGTTAAGATTAATGATAAGTGTTCTACTTGTGGGCAGCCTATAGATAACTCACACTTACGTAAAATTCAAGCTGATTTACAAGCACAGCTAGAACTAAATACTAATGTGTATAATGGCGGACTAGCTCGTGCTCGCGAATGGAGTGCAGAGGTAGAAAGCGTACAAGCAGCAAATAAAGCTTATAAGCTGAATCAAGATGCTGTTCATCGTTTTGAACAGTTAACTCAGCTAATTGATACTAGTATTTCTAAAACCTATCCAGACCAAAAAGCGCTAGTAGACGAACGAAGAACACTAAAAACTCGTTTAGACGAACAAGCTCAAAGTCTTAAAGAAATTACTGACTTCAATAAACGAGTTAGTGCACATAATGCTAAAGTAGATGCTCTAAAAGAGCAAAAATCGGATTTTACAATTAGACAGACCGATATAAAATCCGATATACTGGTTAAATCAACACAATCTACTGCGTTGAATATACTCAAGAAAGCTTTTAGTACGTCTGGTATTGTAGCTTTTAAACTTGAAAATCTTACAAAAGAACTTGAAACAACTATTAATTACTACTTATCGGTTTTAAGCGATGGGCAGTTTCAAGTAGAGTTTTCTCTAGACAAAGAGAAGCTTAATATCAATGTTATAAATAATGGTATTAGTGCTCCTATAGAAACAATGTCTGGCGGAGAATTTAGTAGGATTCAAACATCAATTCTTTTAGCAATTCGTATGCTGCTGTCCAAACTCGGTGGAAGCAGTATAAATCTATTATTCCTTGACGAAATAACAGGAGTACTTGATGAAGAAGGTAAAGAAAAGTTAATTGAAGTACTTCAGAGAGAAGAAGAACTTAATGTGTTTCTAATCTCTCACGACTTTACTCACCCGCTTATAGATAAAGTGTCAATAATCAAAGATAATAACGTAAGCTCTATCCAAAGCTGAGGCTAAGGGTAGAGATTTTTATGCGTAAAAGGAGAACTAAATGTTAACTATTGGTAAGAATCCAATACAATTTCAATTCAAAAAAGACTATCGCGAAAAGCTACTTAATTCAGAAATTAACTGGGGTTATGGTGGCTTATCCGCTTTTACTTATTACCGTACATACTCCCGTAAAAAGCCAAATGGAGCACTAGAAACTTGGCAAGAGTGTGTACTTCGTGTTATAGAAGGTATGTTTTCTATTCTAAAAACACACGCGATTACTTCTGAGCATAGCTGGAATGAGAAGCGTGCTCATAAGCTAGCAGAAGAAGCTGCTGAGCGCTTACTACAATTTAAGTGGACTCCTCCTGGTCGTGGTCTATGGATGATGGGTACTCCTTTCGTATATGAAAAAGGCGGTGCTTGCTTAAATAACTGTGGTTTCGTATCAACTGAGAATATTGATGCTGAAATGTCTAAACCATTCGCGTTTCTCATGGATATGAGTATGGTGGGTGTAGGTATCGGGTTCGATACTAAAGGAGCTGGTAAAGTAGCTTCGTATGTTCCAGAAGGCGATATCGAGGTAATCACTGTTGAAGATTCACGTGAAGGGTGGGTTGAGCTTATTTCTTGCTTAATTGATTCCTATCTAGAAGAAGGTTCAAATCCTGTTGAACCCGATGTAGCTCTTGTACGTGCCTATGGAGAGCCTATTCACGGTTTTGGTGGAGTAGCTTCAGGGCCTGAGCCGCTAGTACAAGGTTTCTATGGTATCAAAGATATTTTAGATAAGCGTGCTCGTAGTGAGAACCCACTTTTAACATCTGTAGATATTACTGATATTATGAATATTATTGGTAAAATTGTTGTAGCAGGTAATGTTCGTCGTACTGCAGAAATTGCTTTCGGTGAGCCAGAAGATGAAGAATTTGCTAATATGAAGAACTGGGAACAGTTTGGAGTAGAAACTGGCTCGATAGCTCCACAAGAACTAGAGCTAGTGAATCCAGAAGACTATGCAGAGTACAACTCTAATTGGGATTCTCGTGCGCGTATAGCTCGTAAGTATACAGAAGAAGAGTGGGCTTATAAGTTTGGTGGATGGCGTTGGGCTTCTAACAATAGCATCTTTGCTCGTGTAGGCATGGATTATACAGAAGTAGCTAAAAAAATTGCTACCAACGGAGAACCAGGACTAGCATGGCTAGAAAATATGCAAGCCTTTAGCAGAATGAAAGATCCTGCAGATTTTAAAGATCAAAGAGTTAGAGGTGGTAACCCATGCCTTGAACAATCTCTTGAGCCATATGAGCTATGCTGTTTAGTCGAAACTTTCCCTGCTAAGCATGATGACTACTGGGACTATCAGCGTACATTAAAATTCGCATATCTATACGCAAAAACAGTAACGTTAGTACCAACACACTGGAGAGAGACTAACGATGTTATTAAGCGTAACCGCCGTATTGGTACTTCCCAAAGTGGGATTCAGGAAGCTATGCTGAAATTTGGTCGTAAAAAATATCTAGATGATTTTTGTGATCAAGCATATGATTATATTTCTTATCTAGATAAGAAGTACAGCGAATGGTTAGGCATACCCCTTTCTATCAAGAAAACTAGCGTAAAACCTAGCGGTACAGTATCGCTAGTCGCAGGCGCCCTACCAGGAATACACTACGCTGAATCTGAAAGTTACTACAGATTAATCCGTGTAGCAAATACTTCTACTCTGCTTCCAATACTTCGTGCTGCTAATTATCGCATAGAAGCTTCTATTACTGACCCATTGAAGACTAGCGTAGTTTACTTTCCAGTACTTCATGCTCCAGGTACTGTCTCTAAAAAAGATGTATCTATGTGGGAACAGTTTGCTAATGCTTGTGACTTACAAGAGTACTATGCAGATAATCAAGTATCAATAACTATAACTTTTAGACAAGACGAGAAAGACCAGATAGCTCGTGCTCTAAGTTGCTTTGATAGAAAGCTAAAAGGTGTAAGCCTTCTACCGTTATCTGAGCATGGATATGCTCAAGCGCCTTATACATCTGCTTCACGTGAAGAAATAGAAGAGTACGCGAGCACTTTACTGCCGTTAGATTTTTCTAGTCTAACTATGGAAGGAGAAGACGCAGATTCAAATAAATTCTGTGATTCTTCTGGTTGCGCTATATAATGTATGAAGCCCCATTATTTAATCTAGATTGTTATATAGATTATCTATTAAGCGGAGCTAAGTTATCTTATTTTGATAATCCTAATGCTAAGTTTACAATAAATAATTTTATAGATTCTTTATGCGATTTTGGGGCTCCTTCTCATGGTACATACCTAGGATCTAGGCCTGGGGAGCAAATTAAGTCATTATTTATATATCTTAATACCTCTAAGCCTAGATCTGTTAGCTATAATACATGGTTTTTATATGACTATGGGTATAAATACTGTAAAGCGTGTGAACAAGTTCTACCACTAAATAGTTACAGTAGTAATATTAGTAGGTGGGATAGCTTATCTTCTTTATGTAAAAACTGCGACAATAATCGCTGCAGAGTATATAAAAATAATAATAAAAATATTAGTGCAGTATCATACAAAAAATGGTATGAAAGTAATAAGCATATACGTGCTGCGTCTACAGCTAAAAGACGTGCAGTTATAAAACAAGCAATGCCTACTTGGTTAACTCCTAAACATATTGAAGAAATCAAAGATATTTACAAACTAGCTAGTACACAAAAAATGCAAGTAGACCACATAGTACCCTTACAAGGAAAAAATGTGTGTGGCCTACATGTTCCGTGGAACCTACAATTATTATCAGCCAAAGATAATCTCACTAAGAGTAATAAAGTATTAAACGCAGAATGTTTAGTATAAAATTATATAGGCTCGCGACAGCGGGCCTACTTCTTATATTAAGGATATAAAATGATTATAAAGCTACAAAAACCTATAAGTTTAGTAAAGCTAAACGAGCTAGCAAAACTACCTGTATACTCTACAATAGAAGCTGCCGGTGCTGATGTATACTCAATTGAATCTGTAGTAATACCGCCGGGAGAACATAGATTAATTAAAACAGGTCTAGGGTGTAATATACCACATGGCTGGGAGATTCAAGTTAGACCTCGCTCTGGTCTAGCACTAAAGAATAAAGTAACTGTTCTTAATACACCAGGTACTATAGACTCAGACTATACTGGAGAGATCTGTGTTATACTAATCAACCACGGAGATACAGATTTTGTAGTAAACGCAGGCGATAGGATCGCACAGCTAGTATGCGCGCCAGTATACCAAGCAAAATTTGAGTGGACAGATAGTGTAAAAATAACTGACCGTATTGGTGGTTTCGGGTCTACAGGAGTATAATATGAAAGCAATAATATGGAGTACACCTACTTGTTCTTTCTGTGTAAAGGCTAAGGCTGAACTAATTAAACGTGGTATAGAGTATGAAGAGCGTATACTAGGTATTGATTGGACCAAAGAACAACTTCAAGAAATGGTGCCAAATGCTCGTACAGTTCCACAAATTTTTATTGATGGAATTTACGTAGGAGGTTATACTGAACTTATGAGTTATAAAACTTAACTCATTTGAAAGGTACTACATGGCAAGAAGTATAAGTAAAAAGACTGCTACTAGAGCTACAAATAAGGAAGCTGCAAAACCGCAGCGCCGAATCCGAATAGATGATTTAGATACTCTAGAACCACTGACACAGAAGCAGCGAGAAACAATCTCTGCATACAGAAAAGATAAGAACTTACTACTTCATGGTATTGCCGGTACTGGTAAAACATTTCTAGGATTAAGTTTAGCTTTTGAAGAAGTATTAGATCCATCTAATGACTATGAATTTGTAGGTATTGTACGTTCAATTGTACCTACAAGAGAAATAGGATTCCTCAAAGGTGATGATAAAGAAAAAGTATCAGTTTATGAGGCTCCCTACAAAGCTATTTGTGGGGAGCTTTTTGGCATTCCAGACGCATACGATTGTTTAAAAGACCAAGGCGCCGTACAATTTATGAGTACATCATTTATTAGAGGTCTAACACTAAATAATTGCATTATAATTGTTGATGAGGTACAAAATCTATCTTTTCATGAGTTAGATAGCATAATAACTAGAGTAGGTTCTAATAGCAAAATAGTTTTTTGTGGTGATTATACACAAAGTGATTTTAATAAAACTAGCGAGCGTGATGGTTGTTTAGCATTTATGAAGATATTAAAACAAATGAATCATTTTGATTTCATAGAATTTGAAATAGAAGATATAGTCCGAGGACCTCTGGTAAAAGAATATATCATTAATAAGTATAAATTAGGGTTACACAATGTTTAATATAAAAAGTTACCGTGATTTTGTGGAATCTAAAATAGTATATATCGGTACTAGAAAAGATTCATTCAGAAAAGAGGACATACTAGATTTTTGCTGCCAGTGGAATAAAACTGCTACAGCTTATTTTGGTAGTTCTTGTACGGTAAAGCTGCAAAAAGTTTTTGGAGCTAGTATTACGAGTAAACCTAGTGGTATGTCTATAAATACATTTTTATTATTAGAGTTTGGTTTTAAAAGATGTGCAGTGTGTGCTGATATACTTAATGTAGATAGTTTTTGTAAAAATATGTCTGAAGCTATAGGATACAGCTCTAAATGTAGAGACTGTACTTCGGAGCAACGTAAACTTATAGCCCCCGAGATTAACGCTTTAACAGCGAAACGTAGAGCTACTAAGAAACACGCAAAGCCACAATGGTTATCTCGTGAACAAGAACAGAAGATGCTAAGCTACTATAGTGAGGCAAGAAAAAAGTCTAAAGAAACCGGTATAGATTATCAGGTAGACCATATAGTACCTCTACAAGGTAAAAACGTATGCGGTCTTCATGTACCTTGGAACCTACAAGTTATAACTGCAGACGACAATAGACGTAAAGTAGCTAGATTATATGAGTAATCCTAGTAAAATAAAAGGTTCAGCATATGAGGCTAAGATAACTAAATTACTTACTGATGAGTTTGGTAAAGAGTTTAGACGAGTACCTCTTAGTGGATCATTAGAATGGTTAAAAGGTGATATATTTGTTCCAACAGATACAGCATGGTTTCCTTATACTATAGAGTGTAAACACTATGCCGAGATTGATTGGAGCAATTTACTTACTGCAAAGACTTCAGATCTTCACAATTTTTGGAAACAAACTGTTCGTGAAGCAGAAGTAATGAAACGTAAACCACTATTGATATTTCGTTGGAACCGTTCTAAAGATTATGTAGCATATGACGATTATATAAAAGTTGATAATTACGTAGAGATAAATGCTTTTGGTAATCGCTTTAAAATATCGCTACTTGACCAGTGGATTACAGCAGTAAAAAACCAAACAGACCTTGCTAAGAAGTAAAAAGTTTATTATACTGAATATCTAATATAAGGAATAATAAATGACTAAATCTTGGTCTGACTTAGAAGACGTTAAGCAAGCTGATTATACAGACTATAATAACCTTCTAGTAATCGACGGAAACAACGTATCATATCGTTATATCCAACGAGCAAACTATGACAGTTATGAAGATGACTTTAAACGTACTGTAGCATCACTAGCTAAATCTTATAAAGCTCGTCGCACTATTGTATGCTTTGACTTCGGAAAATCATACTATCGTATGAACCTACTAGGCGACTATAAAGGTACACGTAAGAAAGCAGAAACTGAAGAAGAAATTGAACACGCAGAGAAGTTCTTTGCTGTACTAAATCGACTTCCGGAAGAACTTGATGAAGAAGTGTTAAAGTTCCGAGGTATTGAAGCTGACGATACTATTGCGTACATCACACAGAACATTTCAGAACGATATGATCATACTTGGATTGTATCATCAGATAAAGATATTATCCAACTAGTAGATGATAAAATCTCTATCTTTAATATCTTCTCACGCAAAGAAATCACCAAACAATATCTACAAGACGAATTAGCTCTAACTCCTAGCGAGTTTATGCTATCTCGTATTATTGAAGGAGATAAAGGCGATAACATTATCGGTATCGAAGGCATTGGCCCTAAGCGTGCTCAAGCCTTAGCTCGTGAGTATAAAACTCTAGATAAGCTGCTTGCAGCTCTACCAATTAAGAGCAAGTCTCAGTATATTACTAATCTTAACGCAGGACGTGAGCGACTAATCCGTAACGAAACACTCATCAACTTAAAGCGCTACCATCAAACTGCTATTGATGCTGGTAAAGAAGGTGATGACCCTATGGAGATTCTCTCTGAACTATAAAATTAGGCGTCAGAGCAATCTGACGCCTTTTACATTCCTAAAATTATAAATAGTTTTTATAAGTGTCTATCTATAGCATAAACATTCTAAGTTGTAAAACTATATATAATCTAATATCCTTCAACTCTTAAAGTCTACGTTGACTGGGTATCTAAACTACTTCCAGAATCTTATTCTGGAAAAATTTTCAAGAAAGAAATAAATGCAAGTTAAACTAATAAGCTATACACAACCAACTAAAGAGCTTCAAGAGCTTGGAGTACATAACTGCCAAGACCTGTTAGCATACTGCGCAAAAGTATCAAATCCTCAAAACCAAATGAACCTAGAATCTTCTGCTAGACTAATTAAATATTTAATTAAACACAAGCACTGGTCAGTATTTGGTATGGCAGACGCTACTTTAGAGATTATTACTACTCGTGATATTGCTAGACAAATACTTAGACATAGCTCTTTTCAATTTCAAGAATTTTGCGTAGCTAGTGATACTGAAATATACTTTGATAACCCTAAAGCAGTAAGCTTGGGTAAAAAATCTTTAAATAAAAAGAAGATAGCTGATATATATAAGACTTGGTCAGCAGGTAACTATGGTAAGCAACAGCTACAAAAAATGTTAGTTAGGGTGTATGATGAGACTACTAAGACTCTAACTCATGCTAATATTAAAGAAGTGTTTTTTACAGGGGTTAAACCGCTATTTAAGATTACGTTAGAGAATGGAAAAACTATAACGTGTACAAAAGAGCATAAATTTTTATCTGAATACGGCTTTGACTCTTTAGAAAATTTAACAGGATTAAAACTCATAGGTAATACTGCAACTATGTCTAAACATGCTAGTATAGCTACCAATGGAATTCCTTTGTATAGAGATAAGGAGTGGTTGTCCGAAGCTAAACAAAGAGCTATAATGCAAAAAACAGGTGTTCAAGGTATAGCAGACGAAGCCGGAGTATCTTATCATACTATTAGAAAATGGCTAAAAAGACTTGATATGGTCTTTACTAAAAAAGAAGTAGCACAGTATGTAGATATTTGGAATAAAAGAGTATTTGGGTATAAACTACCTCCCAAGTCTGAGGAAGCACGAGAAAATCATAGACGAGCAGCTAAAAAAGGTGCAGATAGTAATTTATGGAGAGGCGGAGTTGACCGTGCTTATAGACTACAGATAACAGACTATATAGGTAAGTATCGTGATAAGTTTCTTAAAGAGGCTAATTATAAATGTTCCAAGTGCGGAGACAATAATAAACTAGAATTACACCATATAATACCTGTATATGAAGATAAAGATAGAGCCTTTGATTTAGGCAATATAGAAGTAGTGTGTTCTTCTTGTCATGATCAAATACACGGGTTAGATAAAAAAATGCCTAAAAGCTCTGGTAATAAGCTTACTAAAAGATTTAGCCCAATAAAGTATATTGAATATGTAGGTGAGCAAGATACTTATGATTTAGAGATTGACCACACCTCTCATAATTATGTAGCAAATGGTATAATTACTCATAATTCTCAAAGATATGCAG